GAAAAGATGTTTTCTCATTTCAATGAGAATCGCTTCTCAATCGTTCTAGCCTGCCGTCAGTCAGGTAAATCAATCTCCTCAGTTGTTTATATTCTCTGGTACGCAATCTTTAAGCCAGAGCAAACAATCGCTGTGCTTGCAAACAAAGGCTCCACAGCGCAGGAAATGATTGGACGTATCACACTTGCATTAGAGAACTTACCATTCTTCTTGCAGCCTGGTTGTAAATCACTAAACCGTCGTTCAATTGAGTTCTCTAATAACTCACGAATCGTGTCATCTGCAACATCAGGTTCTTCTATTCGTGGTATGTCAGTTAACCTATTATTCCTTGACGAGTTTGCATTCGTTGAGAACGATGCACGATTCTATACATCTACTTACCCAGTAGTTACTGCAGGTAAATCCACACGCGTTATCATTACATCTACCGCAAATGGTATTGGTAATGTATTCCATAAGTTATGGGAAGGTGCTGTTCAAAGCACAAATGAGTATAAGCCTTTTAGAGTTGATTGGTGGGACGTTCCTGGACGCGATGAAGAATGGAAACGCACAACAATTGCCAACACATCAGAGCTTCAGTTTGACCAAGAATTTGGCAATAACTTCCACGGCACTGGTAACACTCTCATCAACGCTAATACGTTATTAAAGTTGAAAGCAAAACAACCAATCTACTCAATGAATGGTGTTAATGTTTATGAGACACCTGTTAAAGCAAGTAAGAACGAGGAGACAGGTGAGTCTACTCCAGATCATACATACATGATGTTTGTGGACGTCTCTAAAGGTAGGGGGCAAGACTACTCTACATTTAACGTTATAGATATTACCTGTCGTCCATTTAAACAGGTCGCAACTTTTAGAGATAATATGATCTCACCGTTGTTGTACCCAGACATATTAAGAAAATACGCTAGGTTATATAATAACGCAATCGTTGTCATTGAGAACAATGATCAGGGTACAGTTGTATGTAATGGACTTTATTACGATCTTGAGTATGAGAACACATACGTTTCATCTACAGTTAAGTCAGATGGAATTGGTGTTTTCATGGACAAGAAAGTTAAAAGAATTGGTTGCTCAAATATTAAAGACTTAGTTGAGCAAAATAAGATTGACATTAATGATGCAGACACAATCGTTGAGATGTCTACATTTGTTGCAAAAGGTCAATCATACGAAGCATCATCTAATGGTCATGACGACTTAATGATGAACTTAGTTCTGTTTGGTTGGTTTGCTACTACACCAATGTTTACGGAGATGCTTGACAGTAACATGAGATCTTTCATTTACGCTCAGCAAGCAAAACAGATTGAAGATGAAGTATTACCGTTTGGATTTATAGAAGATGGTAGAGAAGAAACAACCATTGTCGATGAAGATGGTCAACTTTGGAACATTGAAGATCATTTAGACGATAGGTTTAAGACAGGAAGATTCTAATGAATTTCGCAGTAATCTTATTTTCATCGGCTATTGCTATCTCAGCAGTAGCTGAATTTTATTCAATCGCAGGATTAGTATCAATATTCTCATCACAGCCTGTAGCCTCCATCATCATGGGCGCTGCGTTAGGTATTGGTAAGTTGGTAGCTGCATCTTGGGTTTATCGTAATTGGAACACAGCGTCACGCATTCTAAAGTATTACTTTACCGCAGCTGTAGTTATTCTTTCAATCATCACATCGATGGGTATCTTTGGTTACCTATCAAAGGCACACCTTGATCAATCAGTTATTATTGGTGGATCCGCATCTAAGGTTGCAATATACGATGAAAAGATTAAAGTTGCTAAGGAGAACATAGATGCAAATCGCAAAGCACTCAAACAAATGGATGAGGCTGTGGACCAAATTATGGGTCGAAGCACAGATGAAAAGGGTGCTGATAAAGCAGTTGCGATACGAAGAGGACAAGCCAAAGAACGTACTAGATTACTTTCTGAGATTGCAACCGAACAGAAAACTATTGCTCAACTTAGTGAAGAACGAGCGCCTCTTGCTGCAGAGTTATCAAAGATCGAAGCAGAGGTAGGACCTATTAAGTACGTAGCTGAATTGGTCTATGGCGAATCGTCTGAAGAGGTAATTGGTAAAGCGGTTCGATTAATGATTATTCTTATAATCTTTGTGTTTGACCCGCTAGCAATTCTTCTATTGATTGCTGCAAACATGGAGCTAAAGAAGCGAGAACAACCTTGGTTAGAACCAATGCAAGCTTTTAACATTGATGAGCCAAAACCTGCTGAACCTCAACCAATGGAAATCCATGACGATGATAAGGAAGCTTATGATATATCTAAGGATCCTGAGGTTACAATGGTTAAGATAGAGAAATTATAAATATAGCTAGAAGTGAATAAATACTTATTATGCTCCATATCATGCACTCAATCATAACTTATTATCTAACTACGAGGTAGAGGAAAATGGCCTTTCAAGTTTCTCCAGGCGTACAAGTACGCGAAATCGACCTCACAAATGTAGTACCTGCTGTTTCCTCTTCTATTGGAGCATTCGCAGGTAACTTCACTTGGGGACCGATTGAAGAGATCACTGATATCTCTTCCGAGAAGCAGCTGGCTGAGACATTTGGTGTTCCAACAACATCAAATTCTGCAGACTTTTTTACAGCAGCTTCATTCTTAAAATACTCTAGCGCATTAAGGGTAGTTCGTATTCCTAACGCCGCGTATAAAAACGCAGCGAATGGTGCTACAGCTCCTTTAATTAAAAACGCTACAAACTATGACAATACTTTCACAGCGGTCGGTACTAACGACGGCAACTTCTTTGCTGCAAAGTATGCAGGTACATTAGGAAACTCTTTAAAAGTTTCTGTTTGTGCTGCAGCGGCTACAACAGCTGCTTTCGAATCATGGACTTATAAAGCCCTATTCGATACAGCGCCAGGTACATCAGATTACGTTAACGACTTAGGTGGTTCACGAGACGAAGTACACGTTGTAGTTGTAGATGAAGATGGTGCTTGGTCAGGAATCGCTGGTACAGTTTTAGAAAAATTTGCGTACCTTTCAGTCGAAACTGGCCATAAAAACGACGATGGTTCAACAAACTACTATCGCGAAGTACTTAACCAACAATCTAAGTACATTTGGTGGTTAGATCACCCAACAGAATTCACAAACGCTGGTTCTGCTGGTACAACTACATTTACAAACACAGACCCACAGATTGATTACTCATTAACTGGTGGTGTAGACGCAACAAGCACAACACCTGCTAACATTCAATCAGGTTACGCTTTATTTAACGACGCAACAGCAGTAGATGTTAATCTACTAATTGGTCCAGTTCTTCCAACAACATTAGCAGACGCTACATCAGTTGCTAACTATGTTTTAGGAATTGCAACTAGCCGTCAAGATTGTATCGCTACAATCTCTCCATACGTTGCTGCTACAGTTGGTAACGCAGATCCAAAAGCTGCAGTTATCGCATTTGCAGAAACATTAACAGGTACTTCATACGGTGTTGTAGATTCTACAGCAGTTAAAATGTATGACAAGTACAACGATGCATACATCAACGTTCCAGCTTCTGGTCACGTTGCTGGTCTATGTGCTCGTACAGACGCATCAGCAGATCCTTGGTTCTCTCCAGCAGGTCTAACACGCGGTCAGTTACTTGGTATTACACGCTTAGCGTTTAACCCAACTCAACTACAACGTGATGATCTATATAAGAAGCGTGTTAACCCAATCGTATCATTCCCTGGTGAAGGTACAATCTTATTTGGTGACCGCACTCTATTAGCTAAACCATCTGCATTCGATCGTATCAACGTACGTCGTCTATTCATTGTTCTTGAGAAAGCAATCTCAACAGCAGCTCGTGCTCAATTGTTCGAGTTTAACGATGAATTTACACGCGCAATGTTCCGTAACATGGTAGAACCTTTCCTACGTGATGTTAAGGGCCGTCGTGGTGTAACAGACTTTAAGGTTGTTTGCGATGACACAAACAACACATCAGACATTATCGACAGCAACCAGTTTGTTGGCGATATCTACATTAAGCCAAATCGCTCTATCAACTTCATTACGTTGAACTTCATTGCGACTCGCTCTGGTGTAGACTTTAACGAAATTGGAGGTTAATCATGGCGATCCTAGGAGTTGATGATTTTAAATCAAAACTAGTTGGTGGCGGTGCTCGTCCTAACCTCTTTAAAGCTACTATTAACTTTCCTGGTTATGCAGGTGGTGATGTTGAATTAACATCCTTCATGTGTAAGTCAGCACAGTTACCTAGCTCTATTGTAGGTACAATCCCAGTTCCATTCCGTGGTCGTGTTCTTCAGTTAGCTGGTGACCGCACGTTTGAACCTTGGACAATCACTGTTGTTAACGATACAAACTTTAAAGTACGTAACGCTTTCGAACGTTGGATGAATGCTATTAACTCACACAATCAAAACACTGGTTTAACAAATCCAGTGTCATATCAAGCCGATATGATTGTTGAGCAATTAGATAAGTCTGGCGCAACCGTTAAACGTTATGACTTCCGTGGAACTTTCCCAACTGGTCTATCAGCAATCGATTTATCATACGATTCTGCTGATCAGATTGAAGAGTTCACTGTTGAGCTTCAAATTCAGTATTGGGAATCAGACACTACTTCTTAACAGGGGTAAATATGAGAGGGAGGGGAAACTCTCCCTCCTCTTTGTTATATTATAAAGGCTAAAAATGGAATTATTCGGTTTTCAAATCACACGTAAAAAAGACGAAGAAGAAATTCAGAACAGAAAGTCTTTCACACCGCCAGAGACAGATGACGGTACGACAGTCATTTCTGAGGGTGGATACTATGGTCAATACGTTGATATTGAGGGCACTAAGGCTAAAGACGATACGGAACTTATTAAGAAGTACCGTGAGATCTCGCTTTATCCTGAGTGTGATTCAGCTGTTGAAGACATCGTCAATGAAGCTATTGTTTCAGATCATGAAGATCAAGCAGTTGAGATTGTAGTCGACAATTTAGAAGGCTACAGCGATAAGATTAAAAAATTAATTAGAGCAGAGTTTGATAACGTTACAAAGCTTTTAAACTTTGGCACTAATGGACATGATATATTCCGTAAGTGGTATATCGATGGTAGAGTATACTACCATATGATTGTCGATGAGAAGAATCCAAAGAACGGTATGCGTCCTATTGATTCTTTAAGAATTCGTAAAGTGCGTCAAGTGATTGAGGATAAAGATCCACGCACCGGCGCTAAGATGATAAAAGGTTACAACGAGTTCTACATCTATCAAGATCAAGCACAATCAAAAGCTAACACTGGTTTAAAGATCAATAAAGATGCGATCATCTATGTTCCATCAGGTGTAGTTGATCAAAACAACAAGAAGGTATTATCATACCTCTATAAAGCGATCAAACCAGTTAATCAATTAAGAATGATGGAAGACTCATTAGTCATCTATCGTTTAGCTCGAGCACCTGAGCGTCGTATTTTCTACATCGATGTTGGTAATCTACCTAAGGGTAAAGCTGAAGGTTACTTACGTGACATCATGTCTCGCTATAAAAACAAGATCGTTTATGATGCTAACACTGGTGAGATTAAAGATGATCGTAAACACATGGCTATGTTGGAAGACTTTTGGCTTCCACGCCGTGAAGGTGGTAAAGGTACAGAGATCACAACGCTTCCAGGCGGTGAGAACTTAGGTCAGATCGAAGACATCCTATACTTCCAAAAGAAATTATATAAATCATTAAACGTTCCAGTTTCACGCTTGGAAGAGAATCAATCTTTCGTACTTGGTAGATCTACAGAGATCTCAAGAGATGAAGTTAAATTCACTAAGTTCATTGGTCGTCTTCGTAAGAAGTTCTCTGAGTTATTCATGCAGACTTTAAGAGCTCAATTAATCCTTAAGGGTATTATCACCAAGGATGATTGGGATAACATGAAAGAAGACTTAGTAATTGACTTCTTAAAGGATAACTACTTTGCTGAACTTAAGGAAGGTGAGCTTCTACGTGAACGTATGAATACACTTGGATTAGTTGATCCTTACGTTGGTAAGTACTACTCTAAGGAATGGATTCGCCGTCATGTTCTTCAACAGACTGAAGAGGATATGGAAGAGATTGATGAGCAG